CCGTGCTCGATAGCGATCTCGTTCTTGTTAACCCACTGGTCTACAGCGTAGCTAAGGTATTCATCTACCTTCTCAGCGAGTTCACCTTTTACGGTCTCAATTTCTTCTTCCAGAACTTTGGAATACTCTTCATGCATTACCTTAAGTTCTTCATTCAAGCGAGTAACAACCGCTGCTTCAAAAATGGTTGCTGCTTTCTCTTTGAATTCTTCGGAAAGATCTTCACCCTCAGTAAGTGCTGCAACGTCAGCAGAAAGATCGACCTCGATTACGGTCTCTTCTTCTGATTGCTCTTCTGTTTCGGCAATTACTTCACCCTCGGGTTCGTGGGATGCTTGTACATCACCCTTCGTGCTGAACTCAGCTTTCTGACCTGAAGCGGCAGAAGGTTTGGTGGAAGGGGGTGTCGCGGATTTACCGACGATCTTGTACTTGTTAGACTCATCGTCGGGCTTGCTGTTCTGAGGTGTAGGACCACCCAGATCAGTCACGCCAGCAAGACCACTGCCATCATTCTCCAGTTTCCCTTGGGGATCAGCAGGTTTTGCGCCAGCGGTTACGCTCGATTCGTCCAAAGTTGTTTCAATCTCTTTTGACATTGTAGTCTCCTGACAATTTCTACGAATTTGCTATAGTTATTTATGATTACAGATTTTTCAAGAACTGGTTAAAGGCAAATAACTTGCGCTCTTCCAGTTGTTGATGCGCTGCGTTGTCGATTTGGTGCTTAATTCTCTCAAGTTTTTGCTCAGAGATAAGACCATTTTCCCAAACCCACTCTTTTCCTTCCATGATTCCGTTAACGAAAGCATCGGGAGCAGAGGGATCTGCGACAATATCAGCAGCAGTTGCAAGCATGAAGTCGTCTGCAACAACTTTCATACCATTTTGTTCCTTAAGGGAACCCAGACCACGGGATGATACACCCAATTTCACACCTTCATCAAGAAGTGATTTCGCAATACGACCCATAGGGGTATCGAGAATACGCGCCTTGCCAACAAAGTTGGTGCCTTCTTTTTTTAGTGATGTGATACTGTGAGATACACGATCAAGATTGATAGTTGGACCCTCGGGGTGACCAAGTTCTCCAAGCGCACGACCTTTTTGAATGTATGATTGATCGTATTTGGTTACTTCTCTTTCAAGAAGACCTACGGGATACATTCTGCCGTTGCGGTTTTTGAGATCACCTTGCAGGAAAATACCTTCAATAAAGTGATTCTTTTGTCCACTCTTACCTTCGGTAATAACTACCTTGGCTTCTTCAATCGTTTCCGTTATCAGTTTCATCAGGAGTTTCCTCTTGTGGTTCGGATGTTGCTTCGGGTTCCGTTGTCACCTCTTCCTCCTCAGGGGAGTCGGGGGTCGGTGAGAAAACGGATTTTCCGTAGTCAACCTTTTTTGCGCCAATGGCGTCTAGTGCTTTGTCGTGCATAGCGTCATTCACATAATCAGAAAGATCTTTCTGACCTGCGAAGATTGCATTAACGATGTCACTTGCTGCTTGTGATGCCATGATTTTCACACATTATGTACTATTTAGAAAGTTTTAGATGTTACCGCGCTCATAGTCCTTTGGGGAAATGCCTTCTTCCTGTTCAGGTTCGGGTGGTTGCAGTGACATTGCCATCTGCTCATGCTCCATAGCAGGCATTTGCATAGGATCAATGAGTCTTCCTTCCGCAATTTCCTGTTTCATCTGAGCGTCGATCTCTTTGATCTCTTCATCAGTTTGTTTCAGGACTTGACGGCGCAGATAATCCAGTGAGAAATATCTACCAGCAAGAGGATCCATCTGTTGTAAAAGAGCAAGTCGTTCGTTGAGAATTTCTTTCTCTTTTAGTTCGCTGAAATAGTTATCCGCAATAAAATCATATTGGATATGCTCTTTAATATCTTCCCACTCTTCGAGTTGAATGATACCTTTCAGCACCAGTTGCGTCTTCAGCAAATCATTGAACATGTCGCTGAAACGCTTGCGGAGACGTGTGATAAATTTTTGGAATTTAACTTCGTCTCTAGTAATCTCAGCACTACGTCCAAGATTAAAACTAGATTCCGCTGCCTCTATACGTGACTCGGGCACGTTGAGTGCACGATAGAGTTTTTTCTGGAAGTATTTAACGTCTTCCAGTTCACCGAGGTTTTGCCCGCCAGGGAGAGTAGAAATTTCAGTGCCGCGCCCTCCCTCGCGTCTAGGAAGCCAGAAGTCTTCCAACATTGACATGAATTTCTTATCGTCTCTGATCTCGCCAGTGTCAGCATTGTACACCAACTTGTTTCTATAACGGGACATAACCTCACGGAGGTATTGTTCCGCCTTCTGTTTAGGAAGATTACCAACATCGATGTAGAAAATTCTACGCTCGGGTGCTCTGGATAGACGATAAATTACCAGAGAGTCCTCAATCATTCTAAGTTGATTGAGTGCTTTGATTGATTTATGTAGGTGAGAAAGAACATAGTTGCGCTGCATATCCAGCACACC